GTTTGTATTTGTGTGTCATAAAAAAACGGTTTTGATTTTTGTGTTTGTTTTTGTGTTTTGATTCCGTTTTGTGCGAGTGCTTCGTTTCTGATTGTTTGTCGGTATTGGTTTCGTTGTGTGACGTAGTTGTGTCCGAGTCTGTTATTGCATTTGGCGCAGATGCCTCTCAAGTTTTCTGTTGAGTGTGATCCGCCTGCGTCGACTGGAATGATGTGGTCGGCTTGTGTGCTGGGTTGTCGGTTGCAGACTGTGCAGATTGGTTGTTCTTTTAGGACGGCTTTTCGGTTTGCGATGTAGTCGGGATGGTTGTGATGTTTGCTCATTATGGCCTAGCGCGTCGCAAGCGACTTGCTGACGGTTTGTTGTGAGTGATCCAGGTTGACAGGTCTGGCTGCTCGGTTCGTTTTGTTGTGTTCATGATGTTTGCTGTGATGAAAGCCTAATGCAATTAAGCCCCCCACTCAATGCCTTCACTTGAGTTCCCTATTGCATTAACCATTTGCCTGACCGATGCTCGCGCATAGATCATCTACCCGCATTACTGCGTGTCATCCAACCGCCATGCAACCGGCTTAGGTCATGCCCGTAATTAGTTTTCGGTATAACTCTGTTTATATATGCGTTCAGCATAATTCTTAGCAGCCCAACGCAAATTCCTTTCAACCTCATCTTTACCCACAAAGTCGTCTAACGCCGACACCATGACAAACGCTTTTAATGTTTGATCTAATAGTTCTAAATCGCTCATGTTGGCTCACTAAGTTTTAGCGCGTCAATCACTTTGCTGACCTCAGCCTTAGTTAATTCTTTGCTAGACATAATTGGCCTGCCTACCGTGTTAGTGCAAAACTCTTTTAACTGGTCATTGCTTAAACCCTGTTTGCCTGCCAGCACTCGAATCAATCCCAGCTGTTTAGGGTTCGCATACGGTGACGCACCATCAGATTCAAATGGTTGCTCTAGATCGTTACGCAATGGGACAACCTCAGCCAATCTGGTCGGTTGGCGTGCCTGCGCTGTTTCAATTTCATCACGCGATGCAAGCGATTTGTTAGCCCCGATTCCCAGATAAGCGATTGCGCGTCCTATGCAATGTGTGAACGCATTTTCGTTTTCACTCAGTTTTGTGTACGGGGTTCGCCCTGGGTACGGTTCGCAACACGTCGCAATTACTGGAATCAGATCATCTGGGCTACGCCAAATAGTGACCGTCGCTCGAATGAAACAAGATTTGTCTGGCATCTCAATAACTTCGCGCCCCGTTTCTTGGATCCTTAATTCAGGCCAACGCTTAAACGCCATCTGTAAACGTGTCGCAACGTCAACATAGTTATCCATTGCAAACGTCATACAGATTGCCAAACTGTTAGCCGTTGTGCGTGATCGTGTACGCCGCCACGCTCAGCAAAAGTAATTGTTCCCGAGTTCTTAATAACGCCTTCACGCTGTGCAACCAGTAGTCGAGCGGTCATACCTTTAGTGACCGGAAACGATGCACCGAGTTCGTACCAAACTTGATCGGCTGTAAATTCGGGCATCATGCGCGCCATTTTGCGTATCGCAACATCTACCTGATCTTGCTGTAACGCAGTCCATTTAGCGTTGGCGCTCGCTTGGCTTGCTGCCATTGCGACGCGCATACGGGACTTGTCATGTTTAGTCAGCACGGTGCAATTCCATTTCTAGCCGGCGGTTTTCTGTTGCTAAATAATTGTTGTATTCGCCTAGTCTTTCGTTTTCTAATTTTTGTTCGTTTACTCGTTCGCGCAGATCGTTGACAATGCTGCAAAGATATTTAATCTCTATACGTGTTTGATTAAGTGTGTCGATCATGTCGCTGTCGTCAAGTGCGTTGCAATCATCTATCAGAAACTGCAATTCGCGTAACGCGCTTTTAGACGTGAGTTCGTGCATCTCATATTGCGGTACTTTGTGTTGTGTTATTTCGTCAATAACGTGCATGAGCGCTTTTAGTTGCGCCATGTCATTACCAAATGCGTCAATGTTCCCGGTCATTGTTTATCCTTTTAGTTGTGTCGTCGTTTAGTAAAGTACCATATCGTGACGGTGTACGCGGTAAGTAAACACGCCACCATAAAATGTTTTATAGTGACCATGCGCGCCACCCGTTCGAGTATCGGTAAATAGCCAGCGCTGCACGCAAGTTTGTTTCACGGTCATAAAGATCGGCACAACTGGTCAGTAGCCCGTATGCCTGCAAGTAGCCGTTAGGCCAGTACCTCGAAGGCTGACACCAAAACCCGTTTATCTGCATAATGCCATGACTACCGCCATTTGGATCTGACGGGTTAAACGCGTCAGGTTGACATCGTGACTCACGCTGTGCGATTGCGACGACCATGCCGAGTTGGTCGGTAGGCCAGCCGATCGCCTTAGCGGTGTCAAATACCTGCTCACATAGGCTTTTAGGCGCACTAGGTTGCGTTGTAAGCGTCGTTGTCGGGATTGCTGGTATCGGCGTAGCCTCGACACCGTATTCGTAGTGCACGACCTTATCGGCTGGTGTCGATGCTGGCGGTTGACGAAACACAAACACGGACATAACGCTGATGATTAGTGTGATGGCCGCTTTGCTGATAAATGTCATAGGACCTACTTTCTCGGTAGGTAAATAAGCCTAGACAGGTTGTGGCGTACCTGTTGGGGATACCCCAAATACTGTTACCCAGCCTGCTTTAGCCAAGATCGGATCGTTTGCAACGATTGGGTTTATCTCGACGTGATACCAGTCGCCTTGCTCTACAGACGGTAGCGGTTGCCATGTTCCCCTATCACATTTCCACGAACGTTGCAACGCGTAGTCAATCACAAGTTGTATGCCGAGTGTGTCTGCGTTTTCTAAACACTTGACAATAAACGCCAACGATATTTTGCGTCCGTCTTTGCGGCCAACATTTTTTTGTGTTTGCCAACGATACGAAAGATCTACCGCCAACCCTCGACTGTGGTTGCTGATTACGCCGGGTCGTCCGCGTACGTCCCTTAAAACAAATGTGCCGTTATTCCATAGTGATCCGTTGCTGTGTCGTACTGCTTGTTTAACCCACTCGTTCATACCTGCCAACGGCGACGCAACTATTGGCGCTGACGTGACAATATATTTCATTTATCAGGTTTATCTATAAACAGACACGCCAATTCGGGATCGCCAATTTTTGTAGATATCCATGCAAACACGGTGCTGATGATCGGTACAAGTAACGCGATTAGCATCGGGTCAAAGTTGCCTTTGACCATGCCGTAGACGCATAAGCCGAGTGCTGCGCCTTTAGTTGACTGGTCGCCTATTTGCCTGCGTGCCTTCGACATGATCTAGCCCAGTAGTGCTTGTGCTTCATCGGTTGTTAATCCAAGTTTGTCTAGTACGGCTTGGCGTGCAACCTGTTTTGCGATGCGCGCCTCAAATAATGTTTGTGCCTCTGCGATTGTTGTTTTATAGTTTGCAATTTCGTCGGCAGTCATATCGCGCACCGTGTCGCCTATCTGCATTTGTTGTGTCATGAGTCCGCCAATCCATAAACTCGATATGTCCCTGTAACGGTAGTACTAAAATTAAACTGTAAACCGGTATATGCGGCAACGGCTTTATAAAAACCACCAAACGCGCCGCCTAAATCATTGGAGTTATTGTTAAAGGTAGTGCCTGAAAATGTTGTATTTCTGACATTGTTATTTGGATTAAAAACGGTCATAGCAATATTGTTGCAATCAGAAGCCGCAGTACCAAAATTAAATGCAGTCAAACCGTTACTGCCGACATTTACCGTTCCACCTGAATAGGCAGTTCCTATTAAACCACCGAAATAATCTGCGGTGCTTAATACGCCTGAGTTGTTTCTAAGTTGCATAGTCCAATTAGACGAACCCGAAACCGTGTCAAGTTCCATAAAAACTTGATAATTTAAGTAGGTCGCACTAAACAAACTATTAGCAAACGCAACCGTAGTCTGAGCAGTAAAACTAACTGCAGTTAAAAACACTAAACCAGTAGCCGCTGGTCCTACAGTTGCCCACGCTGCGCCATCATAATACTGCACAACATTAGTGCTAGACAAATAACACAACTGCCCCTCAGCAAGCACCTTTTCACTAGCGCCACCAAACGCCGCGTCACGCGTAACCGTAGTAGCAAAAACTGGTACACCCGTACCAGCGCTAATATTCATATTCGCAGCCGTTAAGACTTCGCTAGCTGCATATAGCGGGACTGAAGTTTGTTCGTTTGCCATAAGTACCTTTCAGATTATCCTAAAACAGGTTGCGGGTCTTGTATCCCCAACTTGCCGTATATTGCGTCATTAAGTATGAACTCATAGACGATCACAGTTGGGCTAGTGAATAGCGCAATGCTGTGACCGTTAGAAACGCTAATTGTATGTTCAATGCCTTCGATTGCGAGTTCCTGGGCCAATTCAGTAGTGGTTGCACCAGTCGTAAAAGTGTGTTCAATTGTGATCGTCTGGCCTATGTCAATGATTGCAACCTGATCGCGCTGGGCATTTGACAACGATGCGAACGCGGTTTCCACAGATGTATATCTAGCAATCGGTTCAGGTTCTAACAAATAACCTGCGAGAGTCAGCGCGGCTGCGTCATTGTGCAAAAGGCTGTCGGTGATTGATTGAGTCTGAATAAAATATAGGGACTGGCTCGCTGCATCATCGGCAACTTGTGGACTGGTACTGCCTCGAATGGTGACGCTCGCCCGATTGCAAACCTGATCCGCTTGAAATGAAATACCGACACCCGAATAGGGAACGTTTGTTCCGTCATCGTGAAAGTCTGCAACGGAACTTGAAAGCGTGTTTCCTAATCGTGGCTGGAATGTCAGATCGCCATCACGCGAAATGAACAATCTGCCTTGCTCAGCCTGGTTTATTGCCGCCAAATATGCTTGCACCGATGTCCCGTTGTCAACCGTAAACGCTGCCGATCCACCGAGCGTTTGCGTGCCTGTGCTGATGTCACGCTGTCCGATAGGGAATGCAACCTCCGGCAGATCAAGCACCGCTGACACTCGAGCGCTAGTCAATTGTTCGCTGACATTAAATTCTGCCATAAATGTTTGTGACAACAAATAAAAATCATCTGCACAATAAACGGTCACGGTATCCAAACCGCCTAGCGCAAAATTGTAATCAAAATTTACGATAAAACCTTTGAATAAATATTCTTTGACATTGTTTGTGTCATAGCGTGCGAATCTAACTTGTCTCATTGGTGCTAAACCTGGCTGTTCGGTTGTTGAATCCCAATATGGTGATTCTTGATTGAACGGGTTAAATACGCCTGTTGTGTCAAGCATTGTGAATGACATTGTGCCTGCGCTAAATTGATCGCCAATATCTTGGCGTCCGCGTTTAATCATGACGTTATTGCAGCCGTCCATGACGCTTGCAAAATTGGTAGTTCCGTCCAGCACAAACTCGGTATTGTTTAGAACTCCCATTGTTGCTGAATCAAGTGTGAACGCATCCTGTAAAAAACCTGTATCAATTTCTAGTTCGTAGTTACCAGATTGAACTACTGACGCGCCAGCCATTACGCAACCTGAATCTGTGCTGGCCCTGCTGATCGGTTATAGGCTCGAATGGCGTTGACTACTGCCTGACCAATTTCGGCGCTGGTAGCTAGTCCGCCAGTCACGTTGACTGTGACACCGCCACCCATTGCGCCCATCTGGTTTAACGGCACTACGGCTTCGGGGCCGCGTTCGCCAATCATGGCAAGCGTTGGGCTTTTAACAATTCCGCCTTCAGCCAACATCGGGATATTTGGGACGTCAAAACCTTTGCCGCCGAATACTGGAACCCATGACGGAAAACTAAACGACAATTGACCGATTGAGTTATTCCACAATTTTGCTATTGCATTAAAAATGCCTTTGTATATGTTGAGTACGCCGTTAAAATAGCTAGTCAAAAAATCTAGGCTACTTGTGACACCTGTTTTAATTGCGCTGAATACTGTGTCAACTACTGCGCGCACTATTTCAAATTTCTTGTATAGCAAAACCATTGCTGCAACAAACGCAATGATCCCGATCACAACTAAAGTGATCGGGTTTGCAAGCAATATTGCATTCCATATAGCTGTGGCGACGCTCACGGCTGTTGTATAAAATGCCATAGCTTTTAGATAAAGGTTGTAACCAACTACTAACAATGCGAGCGTTCCGATTACGCCGGCAAGAATTAAAAATAGTGAAGTGTGTTCCTGGGCGAATTTTGCGATTGGCGCCATGATTTGTAATAGCCCCGCTAACGCTGGCAACAATGCCGCACCAATTGATTCTTTGGTTTCATCCATAGCAATTTTCATGGTTTTCATTCGGCCTTCATAGGATTTCGCTGCGACATCTGCCGCGCCACCAAATGACACGGATAACGCGCTAGTAATATCGTCGAGAGTTGACGACGAATCAATAACACCTTTTAACGACGGATCAAGTTTTGTTAACGCCGCGGTCTGCCCGTTTGCCGCTTTGCCAAGCGCCATAGTGACTGTTTCTAAATCTTTTCCAGTAGCGGCTGCTATGTCAAGCGCCGTGTTCATTAAATTCTGTGCGGTTTCAACCGATCCAGTTGACCTGACCAAATTCGCCATCGCTGGACGAAGCTGATCGTCCGCAACTGCCTTTGCCATAGACAAGCTGGATATAAAATCCTCATTGCTTTTAATCACGTCATCAGTAGCCATTGCGCTGGTACGCAACTGATTCGCTAATAAATCTTGTGCTTTTTGATCCTCGACTGCCGCTTTGGTTGCTAAACCTAAACCAGCAGCCAAACCGCCAAGCACCGCAACAGCTGGCAGAAAAGCTTTCTTTAATGCGAAGCCCGCTTTGGCGCCAGCGCCCTCAAGTGACTGAAATTCTTTAGATGCGCGGGCGAGTCCAGTTCCGTCAAATTCGCTTATTATCGGGATTCGAATTGCCATAGTTAAACCATTTTCCGTCCAACGGCAGCCATCACCGTTGCCACCAATTCAACCATATTTTTCTGGACAGCATCAGCATTCGAATTGTATGCGGGCCACATAACACGGGACGGCATACCAAACATCATTGTTAATGCCGAAATGAAACGATCCGATTGCGCTGACGTTCCGCCCTTTTTGCCTGCCATGTCAATAATTGCTGCCGCTGGATCTTTCTGAATAATGACAATGGTGCCAGTATTTTTTTTGCCTGTGTCAACTTTGACGCCTACACCTTTGCGGGCTTTCATTTGATCGTACGGAAATTTCTGTTTGCCTTTTTGAACCCAGTTGTATTTCATGCCTGAAAGAATTGTTGGCGGATACTTTGATTGCGCGTCCGAGACAACAGGCTTTGCAACTTCTTTAGCGTCTTTGGTGATCTGTTTTCGTAAAGTCGGATCAATTTTGTTTAATTCTTTTAACGCATCCTTGACACCGTAAACCTCAATCTTGGCGCTGACCGGCATTATCGTCCTTTGTTCTGTTTTTTCATGACACTTATAACAGTAACTAGATCTCGATAATCAAATGTAACTTGCGGTGGCCACCACCCTACTGACACTAACAATTCTGCTAGTTGCCTTCGGTAAGTTCCCCGCCCGTAGGGTTTGGGTTTGTGTTGTCCATGACTGGGGTTACGTCGAGTCCTGGGTTTTCTTTTAGCCAGTCTTTGTAATCGTCTGGCATTTTTTCGCCGCGCAATTTCAATATTGTGTAAGCCCAAAATGACCAGTCGGCTGCACCCATTGGGCGTCCGTCTGTGAGTTTGCGATTAAACTTTTCTTCCCATTCGCAGATTGCGTAAAGAGTTGTGTAAATTTGAAATGTTGGCGTGCCGTTATCCAAATCAATTTCCAGTTTAACTTTTGCCATTATGTGTCCTTCTCGGTAAAGACCGCTTGTTGGTTAATCTAAGGCTGAGTAAACCCCGCCGACAAACTCTAGCGAAATTGACTGAAGCTCTCCAAGGCTCATTGAAAGCACAGGTAGCTCGCCCAGATAAGTATCGACTAGTTGAAACCCTGGATTTGTGGCTGTCTGTGCGCCTGCTGCTGGCTGGTAAACAATTGTGACTGCTGTGCCAACAAGATCTTTCAATGTTGCATAGGTAGCTGACGCAGAATAATCCATGAACAAATCAATTGTTGCTGTGTGATTGCCTAAACCTGATGTCATCAATCGGCTTGTGTTGTCGTAGGTCGTTTTATCGAGAGTTTCATAAACCACGTTTACGCTGCCAGCTGTCGTCCATTCGCTGAGATCGACTGAATCAATTGTGAAGGTTGGATTGTTTTGGTATGTGATTGCCATGTTGAGTCCTTTTGTCTTTTATAGTTTTAGCATATTTCGTGGGTTGGTTTGTGGATATAACTTTATGCGCTGGTTTTTGTTGTGATTTTGACGGTCAATTCGTATGCCGGATATACGCCGTTTCCGTACTCAATAGCTGTTGGGCGTCCAGATGTGACCGCTACGCCTTTGCCTAACACTTGGCTAGCCAGATTAAGCAAGGATCGTTGTGCGTCTAGGTTCGCTGGGCCGAGCGTAATTATTTGAACTGGGAATGTTAGATCGGCAACTTTGTCATTAAACGCTTCAAAACTGCATGGCGAAATTACTACACACGGCGGCGCCACGTTTCGCGGATCCGTCACAACTACCAAATCCAGCACAGTTGCTAGGAAGTCTGCCAGATCGTCTAGCGCAGTATTAAAAAGATCGGTATATGCGGCGGGCATTATGCAACCACAGCGCGATTGATTCCCAATAATTGTTTAACCATTGCCGATAGTCCGTTTGTTGTACCGACGCCCATCCCGTCAAATGTTGCAAAATCTGAACCAGCTGATCCGCGTTGACGGTATAGCGCGCCTCCATACATGATCGTTCCTAATTTTACGTCCGAGCTTGGAACGACGCTTGGCGAATCAAAATAATTATTTTCAGATCTGCGTCTGAACACAAAAGCATTTGCGGCAGCGGCGCACACAATTAGGAAAGCTTCGTCAGCTGCCGTTGCAACGGCTATGCCCAACCAGTCTTGGATGTCGGCATCATCAATCCATGTGCAGATATTCGAGTAGTCAATTGTTCCAGCGTTGGTTGCTATTCGGGCAACATCGTCACCGGTGCAGATGTAGAGCACTTGGTTACTGATCGGGATGTTGTAATCGTAGGTCGGGAATCCTTCATCGTTTATGCCCGTGTATAAATATTGGGGTACTGCATGAATGTCGAATGTGCCGTCAAAATCGCCGCCTACTGTGGCAACAATAATTTCGGCGCCAACCGCAAATTCGTTATTTTCTAGCGTTTGTAAAACGGCGTAGTTGTCTAACAGCTGTTTGCTTGAGACGTTATAGATTGTCATGGACGGCTGCCCGCCCTTCGATTAGAACGTAGCCTTGACGAATTTAGTGTCATCAATCATCAAGGTTGCAAAGTACCCTCGGAATGCCAGAGTCCTTGAAAGCGTTGAAGGTACGTCAACACTAATTGCGCCCTTTTGCTGTTCAAAGATTTCAAAGCCAGATGCGTCGCCAACAATAACTGTGTCGGTTGCAAAGTTGCGATCTACCACAACTTGTAATCCGAACGCTACGCCGTTGACTTGGCCTGGGGCAAGATTACCAAATGCGTTCATTGGCCCGATTTGTGGGAACAATGGACGATCTGAAGTATCTGACAGTCCAAGTAAGTAACCCCACATATTTGGTGAGACAAACAAGTGCGTTGGCAAGTTGCCGTTAGATCCCGACAAAATTTCTTGAGCTGCTGCCGAAATAAAATCTAACCATTGGCTTGGGTCTGTTGCATCGTTTCCAAATGCTTCGGTCACGGTTGCACCAGCTACCAAGTCATCGGCTGCTTTGTTGTCTGTTTGATTGGCGTAAATTCTTGCCATGTCATCCAAAACCAAACCGATTACCTCGGGGGTACTCCAGTCAATTGATTGTTCGGACAAAGTGACGTAGCCGCCAAATGTGCCTTTTGTGACCTGCTCATCGGACACAACAAATGTGCCGTCATCAAGCGCAGAGTTTTCTGTGGCTTGTGCGCCGATTGTTGTGTGTGTTGTTACTTTTGGTCGGATAAAAATTTTGCCAGATTGTGGCATTGCTCGAGCGCCAACAGCATCGACTACAGGCCTTCGGCCTTGGAAATTGTTGTACGTCGGTTGCACAATCGGCAATGGCAAGATGCCAGGAATGTCAGATGTAAGCACGTCTGGCGCTGCGGCGCGGATCGTTTCGCGCATCGCTTGGAATTTGTCGCCACCGACACAGAATGCAGAAATGTATTCGGCAGCTGTCGGCAGTTTTGTTTCTTTGCGAGCTGATGCCCAAAGTTTTTCAACTTTTTCGCTAGCTTCAATTGTCAAATTTTCTTTTGTTTCGCTCATTGGGGTTTCATCCTTTTCCTGTGATGGTTCTGATACTACATCAGCTTCTGGTTCTGTTTGTGGGATACTCTCATCGTTACTGGCTGATATTTCGGTTATAACACTTGACGCAAACGCCGGCTCGCTGACAACGGACAATTCCTGCCAACTGGCTTTTTCTACAATCATTACGCCTTCATCGTTATAGCTAAACTTTTCTACGTTTACGCCAACTGAGACTTCGGAAAGTGTGCCGTCTGCGATCAGCGTGATTGCCTCATCGCCAAGCCTGGTTTGGCTTACCTTGGCAACAAATAGCATTGCGTTTCCGACCTCTTGGCGTTCAATCACTTGACCAATAATTTGATCTGATTGGTGCTGTAAATAAAGTTTTGGGTTGCGTCCGTCTATCGGCAATGAACCTTTTTTGAACATGACCGCAGTTCCGTCTGAAACTACAGCTGGGATGTCATATTCGACTGCTATGCCGCTGAATGATCGGCGTGGCGAAGTTTGGTCTGCCGCCGCGTCAATGGTGATCTGATGTACTGAGTTAAAACGAATCATGATGCTGATGGTACTCCATTCGAGTAGTTGGTTTCGGTCATTGTTTCTGTTTCTTTCATGATGTCGCCGTCAATAAAATCGTCAATATCAAATTCAATGTATGTCCCCTGGGGCGTGATTTGGTTCATTGACAATGTTTGAGTTATGCATTCTGCGATTTGTTTGCAACCGAATGTCCAAAGATCTTGACGTGCTTCTACGCTGTTGGTATAAGCGTATGAGCCGACGGATAAATTGAGTAAGTAGGCGGGGACACCAGTCGCTCGAGATAACTCCATGCTTTGAAATTCAGCGCTATCAATTAACAACATTTTGTCAGGACTTGTGACTGTTTCTTTGTAACGTACTTCGGGCGAAAGAGCCGCAGTCTGGTTAGACATTCGAGCCTGATTAAAACTGGCTGCCAAATCTGCTAACTCGACGGGCGATAAACTTTCTGATCCTGCTTGAACTTCAAGAACTCCAGCTGGAATTGCTGACGACGAATTTCGGTAGCGGGCTTCCTCCAATTTGATTGATGTCGCAATAGTGCGTTGCGATGCGTAAACCAAACCGACAGATCCGCCAACAAATTGAACGACATCATTGATGTCTATTTGTGTTCCATTAAAATAAAGATTGTTTGCTTTGCTGAACCAAATGTATTGCGTCTGGTCTGTGCTGGTCATCATCGCTGCCGGTAATCGACTGTAAGACGCTGGAAAGCCGTCTGCTGATCGGCTGCTAATAAACCAAAACGCTTTTCCGTACATAAAAATATCTGAAACCGTCCACGAAAGCATGAAATTATTTGTTGTGTTTGGATTGATTTTGCTCAACCAGGATCGTGGTGCAATTCTGATCTGTTCACTTTCGCGCATCGTTTCATTCCAGACTTCGTTATACATACAAAGCCGCATTGATCCGATGACTGACGCTATTAGTTGCAACGATCTTTGAATGGTCGGAACCGATATTGCGCGGTCAAATAGTTGGCCCTGCGTGTATGTATAATAATCGCCAACTTGTGCGCCAGCTGGGGCGCCGATGGCTGCCGCTACTTTTGGTGGCGGTGAAATGGCTGCTTTGGATTGTGTGCGATTGAATATTCCCATTGGCTAAGTATGCCATTAAACCATTTGTTCGTTGTGTATAGGTAGTCGCCTAGCCGTAACCGAGAAAGTAAGGTTTTGGCGACTACCCGAACGCATCTTAGCGACTCGACATAATGACCATAGGTTTTCCAGACGTGGTTGGTTTCGCCGCTAAAGCTGACGCCCAAATCATGCACCGCGCTAGCGATATTTCGCCCGCTGATCTTTGGCTGGATAATGCGATGCTGTTTTGTGATCTGACCGCTACGGCGCGTTGGACGTGTTCGGCAAGCATTGTTTCCCCTGTATGCCACAACAATTTTTCGTGGATCATTGACTTAATGCGCGGCGTAAATTTGAGCAATTCGGCGTAGCCGACAACTACTTTTCGGGACTGCAAATTTAGGGGCCAATGAATGTCAATGGTTGGGCTGACTGCAAATTTAATTGACGGATTTTTGGCGATGCGCGCAATGTGTTCGTTCATTTCGGCGTGTGTGTCACAAACAAATTCTTGAGTTACTAGAACCCGTCGATCAGGTAGGACAACCGCTCGAACCCCGAAATATTTGGAATCATCCAAACTGGTTTCTACCGCGACGCATCCGCCCGCTGGAATGTCGCCAACAAATTTAAGTTCCGTCCAAACCCCTGGCTGAATCCAAGCTTTATCACTAGCCACCCAAAGATTGCACGACGCCCTAAGAAAGTTTGCGCGATCAGGATTTTCGGCTTCAGCGTGCAAAGTGCTGAGCGTCAAAGTTTTACCCAAAGCGGGATTGGCATAAGCCCAAGCGGTAGGCGTCATAGGGTCAATATCTGGCGGACTCCATTCCGCAAAATACAAGCTTGAAGGTTTACCGCTATCAATACTTTTCAACCCCTGATCCCGCCAGCGCATCATCGCAGTCGAATGTTCCGTCCCAGCTGTTGACCAACACGACAAAAGCGGGGATCGTTGAGCGCGTTGCGAAGGCAAAATTCCCGCGTCCGTAACCTGACGGCTGATATCCCAAATTTCGTCCGCCACGCAAAGCGTGACCGAAAGGCCGTGACCAACCGAATTGTTGGCGGCGCGAACCAGCCATTTAGTTTCCAGATCGGCAGACGTCACCGAGTTACGCCCATAACTAGACATCGTTTTAGCGTTCACCCGTTTTCTCAATATCGGTGCCAAATCCTCATACAAACTGACAGCAAGATCTAAACGATGAGCGGTTGACAAAATCACTTGCTTACGTCCCGTGATCTCAGCCATATTGCAAAACCACCAACCCAAGAGAGCTTTCAACGCGGTTGACTTCCCGCATTGTCTAGCGGTAGAAACCAACGAAACACGATGCAATAAATCCCCATTCGAGTCATACAAAAGCTGAGCATCCAAAACCCTCTGCTGCCAAGGCATCAATTCAACGCCCAAAAACTCCTCAGCCCATTCCCTAACATTCGGCCCAAACGAACCCACAGCATCAGGCCAAACCGTTTCCAATCTCGGATCATCATGACCAGTCACCGCCAGTTCCGGCTGGTCAAGGCCATTCGGGATAGAACTGAC